CATTGTTGGGACAATCGACGAGTCCTTGCTTCAATAGGCGGATGTCGCGCTCGAACTTGTCGGACTTCGCTCCTCCGTCGCCAATATCGTGGATGAACGCTCTGTCTTTATCGATAAGTGCTGAGTGTGTGCCTTCTGGCATTTTCACGTACTCGTGCGTCACACCCCAATACGATGCACCAACACGATTCTTTACAATACGTGTGTTCTTGTAATAGAAGGTCTCTACGCCTTGAAACATGTGGTAATAGTCGTGAGTCAATCCGTTTTTGAATTCTTGCGGGTCTACGTGGAGCTGAAACACCATATCGGCATCGAGGAGGAGAATGTAATCTGCGTCTAATGATTCGCACGCTTTGAGGGAGAAGGTGCGATTGTGCGCGAAATCGCGGAAAGGTTCTCTCGTTATTTTACCAGGAATATTGCGAGCTTGGAAAAAGGTTTCAATCAGTTCGACCGTGTTGTCGGTTGAACCAGTGTCGCAGATACAATAGGAATCAATGAGGTTGGCAACGGATTCGAGGAGACGCAGAATGATGCGACTCTCGTTCTTCACAATCATATTCAAACATAGGGTTTTTTTAGGCGCGGAATCTACAATTTCGATTTCAATTGGCATGAGAGAAAATAAAAAGGGCCTTGTATAAATATGCGATGTAAAAGTGTTTATATGTATTTATATCGTAATATTATAATGGCTTTTACGCGATTCAGAGACGACCCTGCACGTGTGAATAAAACTTTAGAACAACTGACGTTTGCTGGAAGATACATGCTCGACACCCCAGGACCTGGTGTATATGCTCCTTATATGGCTGACCCGCAAATTCGTTCTCAGCGATGGGCGGCGAATATGTGGACCGACACCACCAATTTGGAAAGCGAACTTATCGGGTTAGGCGCGCCTTTATCCCACGATTACGATAAGACATACGAAACACGCAAATTAACGAACGGATATCAAATCGCGTTCCCTACGTCCGAAGTTCATGTAGACGAATCCCGCGCATCCCATCCTGCATTCATGTACCGCGATTTAGAACAATCCAGATGGGAAGCCCCAATTCTGAATCCTCAGGCAAATTTGGAACTCCGATTTGAACATCAGTTGAATACGCGTATTTTAGCGAAAGACAGTTTTTATGTTAGTCCGCCCAACCCTCAATTGCGATAAAATATCGTTATCATATATAAAAATGTCGTCGTCTTATCGTTGCCCCAATGGAAAAGTTCGCAATTACAAAAAACATACGTGCCGCAAGAGATGCAAACAGGCCCGCAGTCGCAAGACTGGGCGGTGTATCAAGCGATGCAAGAAGAGTCGAAGAAGAAATAGAGTAACCGGTCGTTGCAGAAAGAAGAAGGCATAAGTGTTTTCTTTTAGGCGTAACTCTGGTTCATTTCTATGTCTGTATATTATAATAATCAATCACTCGTTATTATAATATGGAATTAGCGATACCTTTTGTTGCCTTGGCATCTCTCTATGTTGCATTCAATCAAAAATCCGACGAACATCCAGAAGGGTTTCATAACAAAAACGAGTTTTTGCCCAACACCGATATTCCCAATCGTAATTTTCCAGCCGAATTGCCTATTCTGAACGAAGAAATCGACCAAACCAGTCTTCTTTCGACCGTCAATAAAACCGACACGAATTCCGTGTATAGCGACAAATATTTTAATCCGAATTCTGGGTCTATGTCAGGTGGACCAAAGCTCCCATCTGGTGGCGATTTTTATTCGTTGACCGGCGACAAAGTTGGAGGCGACTATTTTCAGCATAATAACATGGTGCCTTTTTTCGGAAGTACATTGCGCACGCGACTTGTTGACGAAAACGCCAATGAGAGTCTAATTGATAACATGACCGGTGCCGGTTCCCAGATTTATTCGAAGAAAGAGCAGGCGCCCCTCTTTTCGCCCACCGAAAACATGCAATGGGCTTACGGAATGCCGTCTTATAGCGATTTCGAGCAGTCGCGCATGAATGTTTCGACCAAAATGTCGAATGTAAAACCGTTCGAAGAAGTCCGTGTTCGACCTGGTTTAGGAAATGATGGACAAACCAGTCTCGGATTTAATTCGGGCATGATGGCTCGCGATATGTGGATGCCCAAAACCGCTGACCAAATGCGTGTGTCAAATAATCCAAAAGCCTCTGGTCTTTCGCTTGAAGGATTCGAAGGTGCCGCCATCAGCCGTATCACTAACATGGGATTCGAAGGACATTTAGAGAAAAACCGACCTGACCGGTTCTTTGCCGTCGATTCGTCTCGATACATGACAACTACCGGCGCATCCGGACAAGCCCAAACACTACACTCACTTCCTCTTGATAGAACCGACCCTATTCGCGCGTCTTCTGCCGTGAGTTACCAAGGTGGAGCAGGGGCGCAAGTGGATGCCACCTATATTGATGGTGAGTATATGGAGTCGAAACGTATGCAACTTGGTGCAGTGCCTTTAGCACCCGTAGATAGTGTTGGGCGAAGCGGAGCTCGAGAGAATGATTACAGCGTGAACTCGTTCAAGAAATACACCAACAATCGGTCGACGACGATTAAAGACGACTATTTCGGCGCGATTGGCGGAGCATTAGGTGCTGCCGTAGCGCCTTTACTCGATGCTTTGCGTCCTTCCAAACGGCAGAACGCGATCGGGTCCATGCGTCCTTACCAGAACCCCGAATCGACGGTGAAGACGGGACATCTGTTTAATCCGGCGGACAGACCGGCGCCGACTCTGCGCGAAATGACGGAAGACGCGACGACTGGATTCTCGGGTATAAATGCGGGACAACGCGGAATGGGGTATATCGCGAACAAGCAGACACCGGCGCACACGTACCGGCAGGAAACTGGCGATTTCTTTTATAGCGGGAACGGTGCGACCGTGAATGTGAAACAGATGCGGAATTATGACGCGGAATACAAACAGCGTAATAATATTGGGAAATCGTCGGTGTTGGATAGTACGGCGTATATGCCTGCGGGAGGCATGGCGTTACTCAATGGAGATGTGAATGTGCGCACGAACTCGAAGATGGAAGACGATTTGGCGATACGCAGAGGGGCGAATGCGTCGATGCCTTACCAGTCGCCTCAAGTGGCGTCCATGGGACGCATGACGGGGGCGCAACCGTTGTACTCGGGATTGCAGATGGACCGCTCAAATCCTGAAATTCTGAGCTCGTTGCAATCGAACCCGTTTCATTTGAGCGTGTTGGGGGGTGTTTAAATATAAATAATATAGTTTGAATATATTATCGAGTTTATGCATTGATACGATTTCATATCTATAAGTTTCTGAATAGATGGTTTATGAGAATATAAAATAATTTCACACTATGTGAAAATATGTTAATCATCCATATTTATATACGATTCTATTATCTTACGCATAAAAGTCTCTGGTGATATAGCATTGAATTCAATTGTATCCCATCCTATATCATCTTTTTGTAATAGAGTATTGGTTAAATTTATTGAAACCGAATCAACTTTAAATAATATTTGAAGTGGACGAGAATTCATTATCTTGCCATTTACCTTTGCTAAATACTGGTCGCCTACTGTTTTTTCGGTTCCATATATTGAGTCCATTGTTTTTGCGACACGTTGAGCGGAAGACAACAGTTGGATTTTTTCCTCTGATTGGGGATTTTTGGAAAATCCATTCATTAGATCACTTGCAAAACGTTTCGGGTTGAGAGAAAGACTATTTAACGTTGATGCAAATCCCTTTTCGAGTCTCACCCATTCCATACAAATAGGTTCATATGTAATTACTATTTTATACAATTGCATATTCAGGCGCGTTCTGATAGAATTATTTAAAGCATCAAATGTAGCTTTTAATGCATTATCTTTAGATTTTTCATCACCATTTTGTGAAAATTTATAGTTAGCTGATAGGACTCCACCACTACCACTTAATATGTTATTATCCGGCGCCTTCCTCGACATCGAGATCAATTTACCTCCTCGTTGTCCGCGTCGCGGACCTCTCGATTTCCTCCTTCCCGTCTTTCGCGATTTTCGAACGCGTCTTCTCTTCGTGTGCTTCGCCATTTTCTATACTGTAACCCCAGATTTTTATTCGTCCTCGCAAAAAAGCCGGCACATATTCTCTGCCTCCAGGTTTCTCTCGACTTTCCGGAACAATCTCTCGATCACCGCATCGTCTCGGAAACGCACCGTGTATTCCTGCTGAATATTATTCCTACCGACCCGCCCTATCGCCTGAATCGTCTTTTGTTGCGTCATATTCACTAAATCTTTCCCAATGAATCCGTGACAAAACTGGTAGTTCGTCCCGTAAATATAATCCGATGATGCGATTATTAAAAATAGACGCTGATTATACGCCAATCGTTTCATGATTTCCATGTACGCCTTGTCGATGTCGAGAGAAAATACACCTATTCCCAGAATCAACAACAATTTCTTCTGGTTGTCCACCGAGAGTCCCATGATTTCTTTCACATCTTCTTCGTCCACATGCGCGACGAACGCATTCTTCACGTGCTGATACTCCGCCGGTATCCAGATGTCTTGATGCGCTTTCGTATTGGGGATATACGCGGGGCTCAAATGAACGGTGTGTAGATTCTCGCGGAGCGTCGCAACGCGCTCCAACAGTCGCTGCATCTCTTTGGATGCGGGCTCCTTCTCGGCTTTCTTGGAATCCTCTGCCGCCGGTTTCCCCGCCTTGTCTTCCGCCTCTTTCTCTAGCGCCGCGATTTGTTTGGTAATCGTATTGTTTCTCTCGATTTTTTCCTGAATGGAGCGAAACACTTGGTCTGGGATTTTCGATTGCTGGATATAAAACTTTCCTACCTTGTCCACGTCTTCAGCCAAATAAAGTGTCGGTCCATCGGTCAAAGTATGTGCGTCCGTCGTTGTCAAGAGAATGCCTTTACCAGAGGCTTGTGCCGAAGAATTTGGTCCAAAGGTCGACACGCTCTGCGTTCGAACAAGAGAATGGCCTTGAGATGCGTGTAAAAGATTCATCGAAGACCCCGACGTAGTCATGCTCTGGATTTTCCGGATGTCTTTGGTCGACGACACTTTTTCGAGAGAAAATCGGGGCGACAATGTTGTTCTCATATGCGCATGAATCTGCGGCCACTCATCGGCATCTAAATTCCGCAACGTATCTAAATAATACAGTTTTATCGAGAGAAGTGTTATCTCCGATGCGTGTTTGAAGACTTTTGTGCAGTCTTCGCGAATATAGGTCAAGAACCGGACGATTTCTTTTACATCGAAATATCTTAACAAAGACCGGTTACGGTCGCAATGCTCTACACACTCCATTAGTTCGCGATAGGACGCAAATAGCAAATGCGGTAAAACGATTTGTCCATCTTTGTTTAAAAGCGTAATACTCTTCTTGCAATCGTAGCTGTCGATCACGTACACTTCCGGTTCAAATTCTTGACCGAATTTCGATTGAAAAGAATGGACGAGTGTCCCGAGTTCGTCTTTCTTCGGCAACGTGGCGCACGAGAGAACCACGTTCGGAATTTGATTCTTCGTCCATACATTCTGAATGAGTTCATGTAGTTCATGCGACTCGGCGTCCAGACTAATCGTCGGTTCGTCCCAATACAAAATCATTTCGTTCAACGGATGGAACGATTTCATGTAGTACATGGCCACGGGATAAGACGCCACGTCGCAAATCATGATTTCCACCTTGATGCCATTCGAGTTATCGACTTTCCCGATTCCCCCCGATTTCCGGTGAATGGTGTAGTCCGCCGCGGCGAAATAATGCAGGCGAATATCCGACGCTGTTTCTGCGCCGAACGCGAACGCCACGCGTTTTCCCACACTAATTGCCGACTTCGCTAGAGCGAGACCCACATGTCTAGCTACACACACAAATATCACGCGGTATTGTTGTGATAGACCGATGGGCGACAATGTTTTTCCCGTTCCCGTGGGGGCGGTATATAGGACGAGCTTCGGATAAGCATTATCACGATGAGTCAGATTTACAGAGAATGTCTGGAAGAGGTTGCGCTGATGACCATACAACGTGTCGTCTTGGAATTCAATCAAAAGGGGATTTTTCTCAATCGCTAGCGATGCGTTCGAGAAAACGTCGCGAATTCGGTCTGGACTTGTCGGTCGAGCGTGTTCGATTACCAAATCGACGTAAGACACGACATAGGGGTTCAAATTCTGGATGGACGCCTTTTTGAGTTCGATGAGGGTGTAAAGGTGTGTCGGAATATTCGTCTTGGCCCATTCTTTACACGTATCTAACAAGACAAACTCGAAAATGGCGTGTCTCTTGGTTTTCACCGTCTGGTCGACGCGTGTGAGTCGGATCATATCTGCCTTGTTCGGCGTCTTCGTTTTTTGCGCCTTCACCGAATTAATCCATTTAGTAATTTCCGGAGACGTGGATGCGATTTCCTGCAAAAAATAAGTGGTGTATAAATAGTAATCCATTTCTTTACTGGGGTCGATTTTCATATAGCCGAGGAGAGATAAATGCGCGTTTTTCCGAACATGCGGATTGCCGTACCCTTCCAGTATCAGTTGTAAGATTCGTTTTTCGGAATCGGACACGGGTATTTCCACCGATATCCATTCGGATTTAGTGAGTTTCGTTTGAGAAAGGTCCATTTTCGAGTATCAGATTTAATTATGCAGAGAGTTAGTATGTTATCGAGAGAAGTGTTTATTAGTGTTTGTTTATATATTTCTTTTGGTAAATATATAGATGGCTTACCCAGATACACGTAAGATTCATAAAAAACGAAAACATCGAGGTGGCACGATTCGACGCACGAGTATTTCTCCCTTGACAGACGACGATTCTTCCATCGACATTGATGAACTGGTAGTAAAAAAAACACTTGGATACAAGTCTCCAACAAGAAATAACAAACGCTCACTTTCGAATAATCAATGTGTTGGAAGAATTGAGAAAGAACAACAATTATGTAAATATTCGATTAAACAGGCGATGAAATTCGCGTCTGACCAATGCGATGCAGAAATCAAAACAATCATTAAAAAATACAAACCGAAATCTGCGCCGAAGAAGAAAACGGTTCGTAAACCGCTGCGTCCTTGGCGTCCATAATTATCTAGTCAACATATATAGATGTCATATTCAAAAAAATCCAAAAAAGCGGTCGAATGTCCGTGACAAAACGAGTCAGTATGTTCTTGAAAAAAATTGGGAAAAGTATAAGACACCCTTCTCAAAGCGTTTGCAATTCAGTAAAGACAGTTGTCTGCTTGCATTGAACAGTCGAAGAAAGACAAACTATATGTAAAAGAATCCGAGAATGCAAACAAAAGTGTGTTGCTTCTCGGCAAACAGTTACGTGTAGAAAACCAAAAATTGAGAGAAGACGTCAAACGGTTGGAAGAAGACCGGAAATATCTGTCGACCGTTAATTACAAACTCGCAGATACCATTGACAATTTAAAACGCGAAATTACGGTTGTTAAACTCAAAACAAAATCGAAAACAAAATCTAAACCTAAGTCGCCACCTAAATCGAATGTATCTCGGTCACGTACATACTACGTTTGATTGTAATTTAGTAAAATCTGTGCAACTAGTAACCAATGAATCGTCTTGTAGAATGGGCGTTTTCCAAACCGGCGAAAAAAATCGGTTTTGAAGATGTGGTCCAACAAAGAGGAAAATGCGCGTTGATAAACACCTTACCTCCTTCAAAACAGGAGTGTTTGATTTCCGGTACGCTTGACTTGAAACAAGAAGAAGATTTTATTAATAGTCTCTTGACTAAATACACGAATACAAGCAAACCCATTATTTTGTATGGTCTCAATGCTTGTGACGAGACGCCATATCAGAAACAGCGGCAGCTCCTGTCTCTCGGAATCAGCGAAGTATGGGTGTATAGTGGGGGGCTTTTCGAATGGCTCTTGTTACAAGACGTGTACGGAGAGACGGAGTTTCCCACGACGACAGCGGCAAAGACGAACGATTTGCTGATGTTTCGACCTTCGATGGTCTTATCGCGAGTCTTTTAGTTGAAAACGTACAATTATGAAAATTGTACTTTTTGTAATTCGTATTCACGGATGCATTCGCCCATTTTCGAGAGATGGATATATCAAAAGGTTTCTATGTATAGAGTGTTTCGTATGCCTTTTTTTACGTACCCGCCAGAGTGAATAATATTTCCATCAAACAGGATAATCGTATATTTGGGTCCTTCCATCGAGCATATGTTTTCGCGCGGATACACCTGCGCGATTTGTTCTTCCGTCGTTCTTACATTGACTCTATCTTTATACCAAATGAACTGTGTATCGGTATCTGGATATTCTGGATACACGATTTTAAGAGGACCATTGTATGCATCCACGTCGTTCAAATAGATGAGTACTTTCAGTGTTTTATCTTGTTTGTCTCGATGATATAGACCGGTTTCGCACGGCACTAGATTCTTCATGGGATAAGACTGTTTCACGAAAAAGTTTGTCTTGTATTCATTGTAGCCAAAATATTCGCGAAACAGACCGACTAAATTATCATTGTGTTTGATTTTATCCATGCACTCGGTTAGTATTTCGCTGAATATCGAAAATTCGTGTGGTCTGTAGTCCATTTGATATAATTCACCACTCGTCATTAACCTATCGATTTCGACATTTACATCCATACACACTTGATATAATTCATCACCGATATCGTTCACATGCCCAACATAAAATCCGCGATTCGATATTTCGCGTAAAATGGGACTCTGGGTATCTGGAAACGAAATGAGCCGTTTCACTATAGGGCAAGACACAGGTCCTGTCGATTCATAATGATTCGGTTTGATAAACACTCGCCGGTTTTTATTCAGACGCGTGATTGCCTGAACATCTGCTGGTTCCATATAAAAATCGAAATCGCGATTAT